CCCGCATTTTTATTAAACACCCTTGTATTGTCTCGGGTAATGCTTCCAATGGTTATACTCACCACCGGTAGTGTTACGTTTTGCGCGGGATTAACTAAATCAAATATTACCCGTTGTTTAGGAGCATATATATACCGAACTTGTTGAGAAGTAAGGGGGTTTCTATTCTTATCAAACCGTTTAATTACTACATTATCAAAGGCGGCAAGAAAGTTAATAATGAGGTCTTTAACCTCGAAGTTATAGCTTTGATTCCTCACCCATTATTTATCAAATTAAAAAGAGTAGATTAATAATACTTCCACTTTTGGGCAGAGATTTGTTTGGAAAGCTTACGTCTTTGTGAGGGTTTCATAAAGCTTCGTTTCAATCTGATTTCCTCTAATACCCCACACCGTTTAACTTGATTGGTAAAGTGCTTTAGTTTTTTGTCAAAATAAATCTTATTCGTCGATTTATGTTTGTCTAGTACTACCTCACAATTTATAATCATAATCTATTGTACCTTCTTATTTAAGAATCTCAACAATTTCTGTAATATTATTATAAAGTTTATTTGGCTTTTTATGGACAAGTAATTTAGAGAGGTTAATAATTTCTGGTACATTATGGGTAAAAGTCTTTAAAGTATAGTCTAAAATAATTTTGTGAGGAGTTACTTTATAGCTAAACGGATAAGGTAATTCAAATATTTTCTTACTATTACCTACAGATAACGTAAAAACCAAATAAAAATCTTTAATACAGAAAAGTATAAGTTTACCGGTTTTTAAAGTTTTATGATTTAAAAGAAAGGATATCTCTTTTTGTAAATGCTTATTAATACTACGTTCTAAGGCTTCTGCAGTCATTAGGATTCCATATAACTAACTTTCTGGGCAGTTGAAAGTTTCATTAAGTTTTCTTTGAAGTATTTCCAGAAAGGTTCCCCCGCCGGAATTGTCGTGATTAAATCACAACTATCACAATTCACACACCGGTAATCCTGCATAAAAATATCCCAAACCACGGCTAGGTTTTTTTGGTCAGGATTAAATTTTAACCGCCCAGAGGTAGGTCGGTAGTTCAAGGTAATCCTTCCTTCAATAGTGTTGAGAATTAATGGGGCTGTGGTACACAACATTCTTCGAAAAGCAGGCTTGCCAGGGCGAGGACGGCGCCGGGTAAACTTAATTTCGCACGCGCTGTTTTGAAGAAGAGGTTTTAGGCTTGTCAAGGATACTAGCATTTTCTTTACGGGGTTGTACAATACCAAATATACGTTGTTCATTTAAAAAGATTCCCATCTTTAGGGTACCAAACCCAACCACATCAATATTGGCAATAGGTACTCCCATATTATTGGGAAAACATACGTAATCGTCTTTTTTAACCAGTCTACATCCATTACCGCATAAAATTACTTTCCCAATTCGCCAGGCATTGGTGTCAGCATTTACTGGTACCAATATACCATTTCTTACAATAGTATTAGAAGACCCTCCAGTATCTACAAATTCAATTAAAATAATATCTTCTAAAATGTTTACCAAATCATACCCAACAAAAATACTATTAAAGGTATTGGCAGAATGAGAGGTTAGATCAATAAGACTTTTTTGGACAGGTAATTGATCTACACTTGGCTTATTCATACAAGCACTTATTAGTCAATTAGATAAAAATCAACTTGCTTGTTTCTTTATATAGTAGATCTTTTGTTTTCTATATTTGGGTAGTACGTTTACTAAAAAATTATACTTTTGTGTATTGTTATCGAACACACCCCCATACCGGTTGGTAGTATCATTAATAATTTTTGCACACGAGGGGTCTAACATAGACAACCACCGGTTAACCATAAAAAGTTGAAAACTATTTTCTTCACCAATATTTTCTAAGTGTAAGTTTTTCTTAGAAAAAGCTATGCCATCAATGATTTCAAAAATAGTCAATGGGAAATAATTTTCGTCGAGCTAATAAAGATATTATCATTAACGTTATAAAACATATTAATGACATCGCCCATGAATCCAGACACTTCTGCATCACTCAAGTTTGTACTGTAAGCAAAAGCCGGTGCCCGTTTTCCGGCTACCACATTAATACCGGTATGTCCGAGGGTGGCACCATTCTTTACATGCACAATGCTTACACTGCATTTACCAACCTGTTGGGTTACTCCCCCTTGGGTAAATTCTTTATTAACCATTAAATCATCTCCGTCTACTTCAATAGGAGCTTTGAGATATTTAGAACTCAGGATGTTGGCCACATTGGTGTTAAACAGTCGTTGAAAACATATGGCTCCAAAACTTTCCGTGATTAAGGGAATCTCATAAAGAAAATGAATCATATCTTCACTATAAATGTAGTCTTGGTTTAATGCATCCTCTTGGTCAATTAACCCGGCTGCTTCCACTTTAGCCGGTGCCCGGAAAGCTATAATATTACCAATTGGCAAACATTTGTCCCGAAAATACCGATAAGCAAACCGGTTGTGTAAAATTGGACCATCATAACATTTAATATCTGTAACAATCATACCCCTATTATAATACCCTTAAAGGTAAATCAATGTTACCCGAATGCCTAAACCTAAAAAAGAAACTTGAATTATTTGACCATAATCGTATTTGCTATAGTAAATGCCAGTATCTAGATCCCTTATGAATAGACCACAATCAAAACCTTCTTCAGTTTTCCTATGTAGGATAAGCTTTGGATAAACAAATTCAATTATGGGACTCATTATAATGCCTCATATCATACGAATTAGTATCGGTGAATATCTGATTAAAGCCAACATAAAAAGTAAAGGACTGGGACGCGCAAAAGCAATTTAAAAAATTTGTCAACTTAAAAATTTCTCTCATATTATATTATTATAAAGATTTTTACCCTTCTCCCAGACATCTTATTATACACAAAATTTCAGAAAAATCAACTGGTTTATTTTTATTGAATCTACATTTTATTCGATAAATAACATATGCCAGAATACGGGAATGCAGATACTGACCGGGGTAATACGTTTGGCCGGTCGTTGATGAACTATATTAACTCTCGCTTACCTTATCAGAGTTATACAGTTATCGATACAGTTAACAAACTAAATCCTAAATTTAAGGTTTTCCAAGAAACGGGTAGTAAGCGTACCGAAGCCCTTTCCCGTCAAAGCATTAGCTCAAATACCCCTTACAATAGTATTGACCCGGCCGGTATTATTGGATTGGATAATAATTTTACCCAATACATGTATGCAAATATACAACATGATAAGATTGCACGAATTAGAGATTACCGAGTCATGGCTGCTTTTTCAGAAGTAGCAGATGCATTGGACGAAATATGTGATGAGGCTTTAAATAAGGATAAAAACGGTAAAATAGTTTATCTTAATTTAACTGATATTGATATTGATTCAGAAAATGCGGAAGTCTTAGAAAAAGAATTTCAAAAATATGTAACTTATTTTGATTTGAATAACCGGGGGTGGGAATATTTTCGTAATCTATTAGTTGATGGAGAAATTTATTTTGAACATGTAGTCCATAAAGATTATGAAGACGAAGGTATTTTAGGAGTGGTAACTATACCTACTGAATTTATCGATCCAATTTTCGGTAATGTCCAGAATATGCTCATTAAAGGATATCTGTTAAGGAAACCTATATTTGATAAGACCAACCCCTCAAAGATACTGGACTATGAACTAATACCCATGGATAAAAACCAGGTCACATACATTAATTCAGGTATCTGGAATGAGAACAAAACCATTCGTCTTCCGTTTATCGAAAATGCTCGTCGTGCGTATCGTCAGTTAAGTCTGATTGAAGATGCAGTAGTCATTTATAGACTGGCCCGGGCACCTGAGCGGTTAGTATTCAATGTAGATGTAGGCAATATGCCCCCGCCCAAGGCAGAGGCATACTTAAATAAGCTAATGAATCAATATTGGTCTTCCAAAACATATGATAGTACGCAGAGTGGAAGTGCTGTGAAGAAATTTAACCCACAATCTATTCTGGATAATTTCTGGTTTGCTAAAAGACAGGGTAGTGAGGGCACTCGTATTGATAGA